AGTATTAGTTCCATCCCAGCCGGCAACCAAAACTGGATTACCAATTGGTACATAACCATCTGCTGCTGCACCAACTACCAATGCATGTAAATTTGAGGCAGTAGGCTGAACAACAGTTACAGTTCCTGATACTGTTACAGGGGTTCCGCTACCAATACCTTGTATAGTGATTATACCGCCACTAGGAGAGCCTGCTGTACCAGGACCAACTACAACGGCTTGCCCTAAACCATCTAATGTTATAAATTTGGCTGTAGAGCCATTTTTACCAGCCATGAGAATCCCAGACTGTTCTGGAATAATAGTATATCCATCAGTGATAACTACATCATAGCCATCTCTGTTAAATAACACTGCTGCTGGTGATTCGTTAACCATTACGAAAAGCTCCTGGTTCTATTAAGTTCGAATACTCCAGAATATACGATTGTATCCGTAACTGTTGTTAAAACAGTTGATCCATCAGTATCATATATCTTCCATTGAGCTTGACTTACAGTCTTATTGGCATTGTATGTATATGCTTTTTCTAAAAGTTTTTTAATTTTAGCAGATGATTCCCACCAAATTACAGATGTTGGAAAAGGATCTTTGAGAGGTAATATTTCTTTGTAAGAACCAGAAAGAAATCCATCTCCGGGACCATCATCAATAAAATGAATAATGTGTCTTAATGTTTTATGAATTGGTTCTGAAATGCCAGTTGCATTATAAGCAACTTCTTTAATGGCATCTTGAACATTATGTGCTGTAATTGTTAATAATCCAGAAGGATCAAATCCTACACTTTTTGCACCAACTGGATACATAAAATATATCGTACCACCAGTAGATGATACTATTGATGTATTTACTGAAAAACTAGTTTCAGAAAGAATAGAATTAATAATAAAATAACCATCAGCAAGTCCGCCCGATGTGCCAGTTAATCTAACACGATCTCCGGCATTTGCGAGATGGTCTCTTCCTGTAATTAAGCCTTCACCATCTGATGGTAAAACAATAGTAATTACATTTCCAATAGAATTAGTTGATATTAAAATTGAAGATAAATAGACGGCATACCCATCAGAAGCTAATTCTGATGAATCAACAATATCTAAATCAGCTAAATCTTCTTTACGGATTACCATTTCATATAGATATGAAAATATCGAATGAAATTACTTTTTTCTGCGCTTACTAGGGTCTTCGGAGCCCATAGTTTCATTAATTGCATCTACGGCAGAAGTTGTGGCATCGGCTGCAGCATCCATCGCGGCTTGTTTTTCAGCTGATTCAGCAGCGAATTCTTGCTCTTCTCTCTTTTGTTTTTCCGCAGCAAATACAAATCCATTTATTACACTATATACAATGCTACTAACTTGTGAAAAAGCATGAGATTGTCCATCTGCAATAGCTGCTTGACGCCTCATATCTTCAGCCCTAGCCACACAAGCTTGTCTTTGTTTTTCTGCTTCATTCATAACTTGAATTAATGTTGCTTCATATAAATCTTTAGCAGCATCATCTACAACTCCTAAAGATAAAGCATCAGACACTCTTTTTCTTAATTTAATTAAATCTTCTGCATATGCCATTATTTACCTTCGCTTTTCTTCTTTTGTGCTAATTTATTAGCAGCTATTAAACATAATTCACAAAATACTCCTGAAACGCCACCTTCAATTGAAAAAAATCTCATAGGAATAGTGTTTCCATCTAATACAAATGTTTCAGGGGGAAAATGACCAGACGAGCACCACCTTCCGGCGGGCTCGTCTGTTTGCTTTATACTTAAGTCAGGCTTACCATTCATACTTACTTTATATCAATGAATTAAGAGTATATAAAATAATTTATATGGTCTTGTAACTTTTGTTTTGTATAGAATGTTACTGAAGTTACGCTAGTTTCAGCATAATCATTGCCATCTACGATAGGTCCCGGATCTCTCAAAACACCTCTAGTATAAATTACTAGATTTTGACCATTATTAGATCCATCTAAAGTATAAGAGTATCCACCAGGAATTGTATGAGCAACGTTAGCATTAATATCAGCTGGTAATCTTTCAATTACTCTTACGAAATTAGCGGCTGCAATTGCATCAGCCAAATCTTGTAAAATTTTAGTAATGGTATAACCATCATCATTACCAATAACTGAACCGGTAAATATTCTATCACCAATTTGAGTATTAATTGTATTAAATACTTCAGTAATAGATGGGGTTCCATCAGGTAAATCACTAAATACATAGTAATTTCCAGTATTAGTTAAAGTAAGGAACGTATCACCAATGGTTGTTCCAATGGTAGTAAGAATATTATTAATATTCGTTGCAGATTGAGAGTCTGCGAATAAACCATTAACTAAAGTAGTTCTAAATGCCGTTTCAGTTAAATTGTCAGCTCTTTCACGATAACCGTAGTAATAATCTACAGTAGTTGGTTGGTATCCGTCCCAAGTATATGCCGTAGATCCAGAAATATCTGCACCCAATGCAACTTTTCTAAATTCAACTTCAATGGTATTTGGCTCAACACCAGTGGTTCCTTGACGAGTACGTCCAAAAATTCTGTGACCAGTATAACCGTCAATTAAATAATTTTCAGTTACTGGATTAATAATTTCTACATAGTGAGCTTCAAGATTAGCAGCATCAAATCCGTCTACAATTGGAACACCAGTTCTATCTACAGAGTCAGCATATTGAAATGCGCTTGCAGCAGTAAGAGTAGAATAACCATCGCCAGAAACAACTGGGTCGGCACGATAAACTCTATTAACTACCCATGCATGTGCATCTAAAGTCTTGCCAGCAATATTAGTTAAGTTAGCCGGAATATTTGTAGCTGAAGTGTTAGTTGGACGAGTATAAACTGGAACAGCGCTATGGAAAGCTGCAGTTCCTTTAATTAATCTACGGTCTGTACGCGCAAAGTTAATGTCATCTTCTAATGTATATGGAGTTCTTTCGGTCCAAACAATGGCTGCGTTATTTACATCGTTAGCTACAGCGCTTGCATTAACGATAGTTACATATCCATCATTAACATAACCATCAATTAAGAAAGTTCCTGTATTGCTTGCAGAAGCTGTACCGCTTAATGTAAGGAATCTTCCCTTAGATTGCGCAGTCATGCCAGTTAAACCGGTAACATTAGCGCCATTTACGGTTAATGTGGTTATACTTGCTAACGAACCCGTTTGACCAGAAATGGGCGCACCATAACCGTCTGGCTCATTGGATAGAGTTCTAGTATCTGATTGTAGTAAAGATCCAGCAATATCTAAAGCTTGGTCTAAAGCATTTTTGCGTACATAAGCGGTCATATGATTGTCCTATAAGTTATAGATTTCAGCTTACATCTACTGGTTAATTCTTAAAAGTTCTTACCTTAGATATCTAATTATGTATTATATTAATTTAAATTTTAACAACATAAGTGGCAAAAAGTAAACTATGTGGAACTGGTGTTAAAGAACATAAGTTTAAAGTGTCATAACCGGTTCCTGCTCCACCAGATTCACCTATTGTATAATCTATATTTTCATATAATTCTTTACCATTATGCTCTATTGTAATGTGAAAAAGGTTTCCAAAATAAGATCCATTAATAAATTTCTCTGGTGTAAAAAATGTCATATTCATTCCATTTCTTAATCCAATTAAAGGTATCTTTTCTCTCCATGCATAATTTAATGAACCCGGAGGTGTTGGTGGATGATTAGCAATAATGTAGCCATCAATACATTCAAGTGCATCATCACCCAATTCATCACACCCTATTGTAACACCTTCAGTAAATCCAAAACTATGTAACCAGTCTCTTTGCTTATCGCTGAATTGAAGTAAATCAACATTACTAGAAACTAATTCAATATCTCCACATAAAAGTTTGTGTCTTAAAACTCCTTTTAGTAAAGAAGACCTAATATCTGATTCTTGAATTCCAGGAATTCTTAATAAATCTCTTGTTTGTCCAGCATTAATGGGATAATTAAAAATACTTATAGTTTTTTTTGGTGATATGTAAAAAAACTCAGATCTATATGGTGGCGGAATTGCCGGGTTATCTCTCTCTAAATGAAGTTTAGAAACAGATAGTCCTGTAATATTTCTAACAATAAAGTGAGTATTATACTTTAATGAATAGCCAAATTCACTCTCACTGCTCATTTACTTATCCTCGACGAATTTATCACGAATTGTTATTGTTACGGTTCTTTCTACTTCAGGATTTTCAGCAGAAGCACGAACTCCACCAAATAATTTTTCCATTAATGTGTCATAAGTTTGTGTTGCCACATCGCCCTTACTAATTTCCAAAGCTTTATGTACATCTTGACGAGTTAGTTCTTCATCCTTCGATAGAATGACACGTTTTAAATCCTTGTCAGCCAATTTATTAAGTTCTTCAAAGCCTAAACGATAGCGAACCTGAAGCAACTCTTCAATATAATCTAAACTTCCCTGAGCCGGCTGGGCTTCGGTGTAATCACCATCTTGTTGTTCGGTTCTTAAACCTTTATCAAGGGTAGATAATAGAACACGAGCATTACTATCTTGCCATTCATGTTCTTTACCATATTGTTTTTTAAGAGATTCTAAAACATTTCTTAACTTAGCAAAACTTTTTAATTTTTCACCCATAGCTTGAGAAAGAAAAGCTTCGCTTCTTTGATAATTTTGTAAACCACGACGCGGATTATAATCAGTTTCTTGATTAATTCTACGAGTATCAAAAGCTAATTTAGTAAATCCTTCAGAGGCGGCATGAGTATTGAAGCCTAATTTTCTAAGATTAATAGCAGCTTTTCTAGCAGGAATACTTTGTGTTCCACTAGAAATTAGTTCATACAGCTCTGAAATGGTGTTTATTTTCATGCGCAAAATGCTTTCGGAGGGAGATATCTCAAATATTATGCGAGATTATTACATTTACTAAATTATTAATATACTGGGTTGACATATAATTTTAAAGACTTATGATTAGGCGAAGCATATGAAATTTCAAAATTTAACAGGGCAAGTATTTAATAGATTAACGGTTATTAGCAAGGCTGACACAACGGGACGAACCGCTTGGTTGTGTCAATGTGAGTGTGGCAATACAAAAATTATTAAAGCAGAAAATCTAAAAGATGGCTCCACAAAATCCTGCGGGTGTCTTAACCAAGAAAAAAGAATTGAACGAGCAAGCAATATGTATGGAGCGTGTGTTAAATTTCATCCCAGTGAAACTACTGCTCGTAGAGTTTGGAGATCTAGATATAGTGAGAATGATTTATCTTTTGAAGACTTTTATCGTGTCTCTCAAATGAATTGTTATTATTGCGAAGCTGCTCCTAATAATTTACAAAATTCAGCTATGTCAGATAATAAATCATCTATTTTTGCAAAAGAAAATGGAGATTTCATCTATAATGGTCTAGATAGGATAGATAGTTCCAAATTACATACAATAGATAATATTGTTCCGTGTTGCAAATGGTGCAACTACGCTAAACGAGAAAGATCAGTTGAAGAATTTGAAATTTGGATTGAACAAATATATCAAGGGCTACAAAAAAGAAAGGACTCATAGTTTCCTATGAGCCCTTTCGGTATCTTTATTTAATCAGATTTAGTATCCTGATTATGCGCCTACGACAACAGACTTACGACCTGCAGCTACGCCTCTTGGATTTACGATTGCAATTCCAATGATTTCGCTGACAACCCAGCCTAATTTAAGTTGTTTTGGTTCATCGGCAGGTAATACCTCGATGTCTTGACGGATTGGCATGACCCCTACGAATTCTGGGTCGGCCGCACCGTATATCGTGCCTGGTGGAACAATCTTGCTAACCATAATGTCAGTACCCCAGATGTGGGCATAAAGACCAGTTTGTAGAACTTCACGCATGGTTACGGGATCGAAATCACCGCCGCCAGTACCTTGACCACCACCAGAACCCCACTTAAGGATATCGGTGAATTCATTGATATTCATGAAATACTTAGTAGTTACTAAGTCCCAACGATCAATTTGTTGCTTGATTTCGACTAAGTCTCTCTTTAGAAGACCTGCATCTGCGATGTCAGTTAAAGTGTTTTCAACTGAAGCTGCTGCGTCAAGAGCAGCAAAGATGTTTGCGTCTTCTTGAGCCATAATCTCTTGGCGAGCCTTTTGGACTGCACGGTCGATTACGTTGAATCTACGACGTTTGACTTCTGCGATACGAACCGTTGGGTTTGCATAGATTTCAAACTCTGGAACAACAACACGGTCACCGAAGACGCGTGATTCTGGACCAGTACCGTTGCTTGAGATAACAACTGCAGCAACATCGATATCTCTATCGTAAGTTGGCATTGCACCTTGTGGCAAAGGATCAACAACCAAGGCACGACGAGCGATACCATGGTAATCTAAGTTTCTACGGATTGGGTTTGCCATTGCTTGCGCAAGTGCAATTTTTCCGTCTTGAGTCATAATCGCACGAGAAATAAGCTCATCACGCTTATCGTCGCTTAATGCGGCTTGACCTGCAAGACCCATATTAGATGGGGTGTTCTCTTCAAGAACCGCAGCGTACTTAACTAAGGTTTGAAGAGCATCTTTAAGGCTAGAGGCGTTCATTTGCCCCTGATTTGAAAACATATTCATGGAATCTCCACTATTTATAGGAATTATTTGCCGGTTAGCCCAGCTTCGTGCTTGCGCGCGATGGAGTGTTTTATAAAAATTAATCTACAAAACACTTAATGAGTGGATCCTACGGATTCGAGACTTGCATCTCTCCCAGCCACTCGGCTAG